TATTATTTTCTAAGTCTGCAATCCTAAATGGTGCAACCCCAGTAACTTCAAACTCACACTCACCTTTTACAATCTTATCTCCCATAGCAAAGGTAAAATAATTTAACATATCGTCAACGGTTAACCTTGAAAATTGTTTAGGTGATATATAGTTTGCAACTTTATCAACAATAACTACAACGCTATCAGCCATTAACAATCCCTTGTCTGAAACTGTTGAGGTTGCTTTATTGTTCCATCCTATTTCTTTAATAACTGTTTTCTGATATAGTTCACAATCTAAATAATTATTATAGTATTTGTTATAAACTGTAATATCTGAATTCTTAAATAATACTCCCATATTAAAACATCCTTAAATAAGGCAACGGTAATAATAATCTTACATTATCCGTAATAGCCCAAGCTTCAACACCATCATTAAATGTAATACTTTGGGTTCCATCACTTTTAGATTTAATCCCGGCAACCTTAATCCCTTTTAAAGCTATTGAACTTTCAATCAATTCTTCAATTGCTAATTCAAATTCTACCATCATATAATCATCTGTATATTTTAGATTCCCATATACATTAAGATAATTTTTAATTGTTAAAATAGCTTTTCTTTGGTCCTTACTAAGTTCCATAATATCCCCCTTTTAAAAGATAAAAGAGGAAATTAATTCCCCTTCATGCTATTTAGTTGGTGTTGCGGGTGCAATTGGTTTCGCTTTTATTGCTTCTTGCACCTTATCCACTTTTTTAATATCTAATTCAATGAATCCATTTGCTAATAACTTTTCTTTTTCTGCCTCAGTAGTCACAATTTTATGAACGTTTAATCTTTTGAATTCCATATTATACTAATGCTTCTTTCAAGTTCACCTTTAAAGTTGCATATTTGTTATCCATAATAAATAAATCGTGATATTTTCTATAATCTAATTTCCAAGCATCGGCACTTTGGTTAGTAATTGGATCGAATATTCTCATCGTATCTGTTTTACATACAGCAATAGCAGTATCTTGAGCCATAATAATCCAATTTATGTTTTTTGCAGTTACTGCTGGCGTAAATCCGAATTCAGTTGAGCCATCAGCAAATACATATGCTGTTTTCATAAGTGCGGAAGGAACTTCGATTATTGGACATTTGTCAAGATAAGAAACTTTTAAGTCAATGTTTGATCCAGTTGTCATAACTCCGGCTTGTATAGCTCCTAATCCGCCTACGTTTAATTGTTTAACAATTTCACTAGAGTTTTCTAACACTGTTTTAGTAGCAATTGACATAACTATTAATAGTTGGACACCACTTCCAACCACGTCTTGAATTCCTGCAATATCTGCTCTTATTTGGCTTAATATATCTGTTTTAACTGGTGTATATCCACCACTAATACATGCTCCTGTTTTTGCTATTGCTAGTGACGCGATTTTACTTAATCTATAAGCATCAATCTCGGGAATAACCATAGTTCTTTGAAATTCTCCCATAAGATTAGAAGCGGTTGCAACAAAGTTTGTCTCGTCAACGTCCATTGAATCCAAAGAGAATGAAGTCGCTCTGTCTTGTCCCATTACAAAGTTTTCAAAAGTTAAGTTTGCTGATCCTTTTTTAAACCCTGCATCTCTGCTATAGTCACCTAATCCGCTCATAGTCATCTTAGGAACCTTTACTGTATTACCACCTTGATAAGATACAAGTGCTGCGTTACCCTCCATAAACCCTGTTACCGCTCCTGCTACTACTTGTTTGTCTAATTCTTGTTGAAATAATGATGCATATTCTAATACGTTCATTTATATTACCTCTTTCTTTTTATAAAGTGCTTTTTAAGGAAGCCTGAAACCATTTATTTCATGTACTTGGCAATCTCTGCCCTTACTTTTTCATCTCCGCCTACTCCACCTTTAGCGTTAGGAGGTGTGTAACTATTACCCTTTGCAAATTCTAACTTTATAGCTTCGTCATGCGCTGCCATAGTCGCAATTAACTTATCCATATTTTTAGTTGTAATTTCATCATCAGCACCTACAAAGAAATCAATTAAATCTGTTGGTAACTTCTTTTCTTGTGCCGTTTTTAGGGCTTTATTAGTTAATGCCTCTTTCATATTTTTACTTTCGGATGCATTAAGCCTGTCTTCTAATTCTTTATATTTTAATTGTGATGCTAATACTGTTGGGTCCTCTGTCGGATGTTCTTTTGCATATCTTTCTTGATATAGTTTATCGAGATTATTTGTTTTCCAAGTTTCTAAACTCTTAGCGGTATGTTTATCATTTGTGCTATCTATAAAGCTTTTATAATCTGCATCAGTACTAGTTAACCCTTTAAATACCTCTAAAGTAGGCATAATCTCTACCTTTAAACTATCTAAATAAGTTTTTACCTCATTTCCCTCAACATTGTTTGCGTTTAAATATTCTTGTACCTCTGTAAAATTTTCTATTGCCATTTTAATAACTCCTTTTGCCCTCTCGAACTCCTAAGAACTCAGAACGCATCTTATTTTTTAACATAATAAAAGCACCTATAATTAAATAAGTGTTATCTGTGAATGTTTATTCTTTTCTTAATCAACTATTGTATTAAATCCTCGACATAACGGATGCAATCCACTAGGCGCATCAGCTAATTCGTATACATTCTCGTTTATTCCTGCACATTCGGCGCAAGTTCTTGAATCCATCTCTTCGTTTCTCATAACATGTTTAACTCCTGTTTCATGGCACATTCTCTTAAAGGCTTCGTCTTCAACTCGATTTACCTCTGTTTCAACAAGTCTATGGGCATTGTAAGCACTTGTGTTATAAGTTGCTTCAATATTCTTTTTAATTTGATTAACATTTACCTTGCCATTTAAAAAGTCATCAACTTGTTTGTGGAGGTGTTTTGCAACATCAGACTCATTAGCCCAAACTCTTTCTGAAAAGTGTTTTCCTTTAAAGTTATTAGCTATAATCTCTCTAACGTCCTCAAGCCCTACATTATAACTATAAAAATCAAAGGTCTTATTTGTAGTCCCGGTTAATATTTCTTTTATAACTTTGTTTTGCGTGGTACCTTGTGCCTTTGCTCGCTTAGTTATGGACGTTGACAACTTATTGTACTCTTTACTTTTATCCTTCTTAGACAAGCCCATTAGACTATCTAAAATAGTATAGGTAAGCATTACTGTAGCTATTTGTTGTAATAGTTCATCCATATTCCCCTTTTGTTCTTTATAGATTTCTTTCATTTGCTTGTCTGCTTCATCATAAAGACTATTTATAAAATCTAATTCCTCTTTATCTGTATAATCACTCATCAGCGGTCACTTTGTTTAAATCAATTTTAGGCAATTCAGCTTCTTGCTCTTTTTTTATATTTGCCATTTCCTCTTTTGGATTATCTACAAAACTAAGTTGAGTAACTGCGGTTTCGGTTGATAATTTATCGCCTAGTTGAGCTATCATTTGCGCCGTTACAAAATCATCATTCGGAATACATACACTATATTTTACTTTTATATCTTTATAATCTAATTTTGAATTTTTTAAATTATTAAGATAATGAAATAACATGCGAATTCTAGTTTTTATACAATTAGAAAGAGCACGTTCATTTATTTTGCATTTCTGTTCTAATGAGATTAATTTTGCTCTTAACGCTAAAGAACTTGTATTACTACTAACCTTTTCATTCGTATCTAAGTGAGAAGTTATTTTATACATCATTTCTTCTATTAGTTTCAACGTGTCCTGTACAAAAGTTCCATTAATATTTTTTGTTAAAAAAGCCGCCGAACCTTCGCCAGTGAATTGTATTATTCCTTGTTCTCTCATTTTCGGTAAATCGTCAGGGTCTATCTGTGCATTACTAAAAGCAAGATAAGCATTCCTGAATTCTGTTATTTCCTCTGACGTATTCCCTAAATTTGTTTCTAGCGCATCTTGTAAAGTCTTAATGTCATGGTAGATTGTGTCGAGCCATCCTTCATCGCTCGCTTCTGCAATCCCCACTGGGACCTCACCAAAACTATGAAGTTGTCTATTGCTAACCTCGTTAAAAGTTTCATCACAATGTATTATTTCTTCATCTGTGTAAATATCTACATACATCTTACTATCAAATTTCTCTCTAAAAATATGCAGGAAGAATATTATATTCCCATAACTATCAGTATAAGCAAACCCATGTCTAGGACTTATTATCCTACTACAGAATTCTCCGTTTTTATCAATGTAGTAAAGTTCGTATGCCGTTGAATATATAATCATATTCTTTGCTAAATTCGCATCATGGTCCTCAGCCCAGTGAGCTAAGTTGTATTTCAATATATTAACTATGTCATCATCGCTAGTCTTTGAAATATACGTTATATTATTTCCTACACTGTACGAAACTTCCTCTTTGCAGAATTTTTTCATAAAATTTGTATTAATATTCTTATTGTATCTGTCGTTAACATACGAATAATTACCAACCCCGGAACTATCTACAAAGTTATCAACGAATATATCGTTAAATGCTCCATCTTGTGTAGAACAGAAAGGCTTACCAGTATCAGTAACACCGCAATAATACATATATATTTTCTGATAAATATGCCATTCCATTTGGAATCTAGCGAATACCTTCTCTAACTTTTCTCGATTTAAATCTATATTAAAAATCTTTCATCAACTCCTTTCCGTAGAAAAGCACCTACTAATTAAATAGTAAGTGCTTGATTCTTATATTCATCGTAATACATCCATCCATATCCACCGCAAGTTTTTCGAATTCCTCTGCAAACACCACTAATACCAGTTACTTGCACATTATATCTATTAGCTGCTTCTTTTATTGAGCTTATTTTTTCCATCGTATCTAAATTTATTATTTCTCTTTTGTTTTTCTTTGAAGCTGATAAGCTCCTTTTATGCTCTTCCGAAAGCGGTTTATTTTTCTTGGCTTTACTCATTTTTGCTTTAGCTTCATCTGTTACTTTTCTATTTATTAGCCAAGTTGCATATGCCTCTTCGCTCATTCGTTGTTTCGGTGAAATACCCCACATTGGATTGTTTTTCCCTTTCATGCTCTCGCTATGTTCTTTGCACCACTCATCTGTTTTAACTCTGCCTTTATTCGCAACGCTAATCTTTTGCTTTGCTAATTCTGACCGGTGTTTCCCGAAGTTGGGCGATTTATGCCCTGTTTTGCCGTAAAGCGGATGTTTACAACCCGATTTTAAACCTTTATTAGCCAAACTGATTTTTGTTCTAGTTTCTAACGATAACTTCTTGCCTGTTCTATATTCTTTTATTTTCATTCTATGAATTTTAGAAAAACTTTTGCCATACCAATAACATTTTTCGCCAGTTAATCCGCTTATGCCTTCTCCGCCCAGTGTATTATTATATCCATTATTAAAACTGTCAAATTCTTTTATACAGTTTTGTTCTTTCTCGTTTAATCCCTCTTTAGAAAAAGCGATGTCAAATACTTCTGTTACTGTGAAATTATCGAATCCATATTGTTTTATCGAGCAAAGCAGATGTTTATTATATGTGCGATTACTATCTCTATTTTTCAAGTGGTATTTGTAAACCCTCTCTATACCCTCGCCCGAAAAACAATATCTACCATTGAAGCCTTTTTTACTGGTTGTTTGTCCTATGTAAACTTTCTCATTAATAATATTAGTAATTTTATAAATTATGCCGTATATATCTTCCCCCAAAATAATCATCCCCTTACATATATTATACTACGTATCAACGTATACGTCAATAAGTATGTACATATAAACGTATCAATGTTATAATGTATTGTGAGGTGATATTATGAGAAAGAAATTTACAACTAGTCTTGATGAAGAAGTCATAAAACAATTAAAGCTTCAAGCAGTTATGGAAGATACCGATGCTAGTAAAATTATAGAAAAATTATTATTAGATTACTTTAAGCTTACTAAAAAGTAGGCTTCTTTTTTATATACCTAATAATCGCCTATCTAAAAATTTTACCATTTGTATTATCTCTATGGATTGTACATCTATTGTAAATTGCGCCACATTATCGGCAAAATCGTCATGAGAAGTATACTTTTGACCGCTAAAATCTAATAATTGTTCAATCGGTTTTATGTCTTCCTCATTGAAAATAATTTGTCCGGTATTTACAGCATCTATAATAGTTGCTATTTTTTCATCCTTGTTTGAACGTTGCATTTTGTTTATAAATATGATGTTTCTTTTTTCAAGCGCTTCATCTTTTGATATTAATTCTTGTAGCTTAAGAACATCGGTACCCATATACAAGTTTTTTTCTATAGACACATGAGTTATGTCTGTGTATTCTTTTAACATTTCAATTATTTTATTACATAAATCCGTAAAACCTAATTTAGCTAAAACACCTTTTCTTATATATGCAAATCCGTTAGCATCGCATACACTACCAACCAATATCGAACTATAATCACTTTTTTCATTCGTACTACTAGCCGGGTCGCATACAAGGATAGATTTATCAAATACATGGTCCTCAATGTCTTCAACGCTTTGAGTTCTAATACTTTTAAACCACTTATTACCTACATTTTGGCAATCACACATTAACTCCTGCATAAAGGCTGTTCTTTTACTGAAAAACTTCTGTGCTAACTTATCACATTCGTATTTCTCCCATATTGTTGGGAATATCATTTCTTTCTTATATTTTGTATAATATTCTTTTAACATTATGTCTTTATCTTCTTTATCAATCTTGTCATTGAATAATAAAGTTTTATAATGTTGCCAGTATTTATTATTATCAAAATAATCATCTATATCGAAGTCTACAACCCTTCTATGAAATACTTTAAAGGTTACGTC